AAGACGGGCGTCAGTCGCTCTAGGTTCGATAGAATGGGCTGTGGGCCACAAAGTTCTCGACTTTTGCCCACATCCCGTTTTCAAACCGTTGATTTTTAACGGCTTTTAGACGCCCAGTTTTCCAGGGCCAGTCATGGCCACAGCCGGGGAAGTTTCCGGTTGGTCGAGCGGGTCAATGGCCAGGATGTAGTTGGTGATGAACAGGTCGGCCTTGTCTAGGATAGCGGTAAGGCGCTGTGCATCAAAACCGATCAGGTTGGAACTGAGGCGGCTGGATTGCGAATTTGCCAATTCGTCACGGGCCAGTTCAAGCAGCGTGGCCAGATCGAAAAGACTTTCGTTCTCCATTTCCGGGATAACCGGGTTGGTCGGCAGATTGACTGGGCGCGGCCCAGTCTCCGGCAGATCGAGTTCGGGCTGACCCGTCACCCATGCCATGTACGAGCGCACTGCGGTGATGTAGGTTTGAGCGCGGACCACGTCGAAGCTGAGTGTCTTCGATGTGCCAGAACTTTGGCTCTTGACGATCTCAACGATGAACCTGTTGAGCCTGCGAACAAGGCCGATCACGTCGGTGTTGTAGGTGATACCATTACTAGGTGTAGGCATTGTATTGTTCCTTGATTACTTAGCCGGTGGGACTGCGGAGTTCATTGACTGGAACATTTTAATGAACTCGCTCTCAATGAACAAGAGCACGCCTTCATTGACGTTGTAGTAGGTCACTTGGCCATCTACTGTGGGTTCGCCAGTTTCTGCGTCTTTTGACGAAAACGACAGCGTTGTATTTTGAATCTTCATTACATTACCCCTTAAGGTTAATTTGATTCTCCGTCGACGGAAAACCTACTTTGTCGCTAGATATGACATGCGACACGATACCAATGACTGCCATTAACCAGTTGACGATTGTTGTGGCGTCTTCTGGTGTAATGAACAATCCTGGATGATTTACGGCAAATGCCGTGTAAGCTGATAGTGTTACTGGCAGAGCAGCCATAAGGCCCATGCCGAGGTTCTTTACGAATGCAGGGTTATCTACCGACAACCCCTTCATAAATGGGTTCATTGTTACTCCTATGTGTCAGCAGTAATGCGCACGACGTTGGTGCCGTCAGCGAACAGGTGTGCCCTAGTGGTCTTGGCAACGACAATTCCTGTTCCAGCAGAAGTTTTAAACGTCGTGGTCCAAGGCCCGCCAGTATCAGTGTTGGTGTTGTAGACGATACCCTCCCAGTCATTAGGAACAATGATAGCTCTGTTACCTGTGAGTGCCCCAGTAATCGTCAAATACCTACATGCAGCCTGAGCGTTTGTAAGTGTCACGTCAGCCGTAGTTACTGCTACGCTAACACGACTGGTTATATGGTTCGGCTGCACCCATGTTCTGTAATCTGTATAGGTAGTGACTGTAGTAGTATTAGTCACAGCAGTGTATAGTGGTATACGTCCGGGCGTAAACTCCGTCAGTCTAGCCGAAACTACTCCCGCACGTGTAGCTTCAATGTAGTTGGTCTGACTAGCAGTCAGGACAACGGCAGAAGGATTGGCCAGGACAGTGAGCACACCGTCGACCATCATGATGCCTCCGTAGCAGTACCAGTTCAGGCCGCTCGTATTCTCCCTACGCCCAAACAGCATAGTTGGGCTGGTGGCATTGAAGAGGGCGTTGGCCGTAACCTCTTTACTGGCCTGAGATACAGAAATTAAGTCTAGGTTGGATGTTGAAGATGCCATTATATTTCCTACTGTGTTGGGAATGGGTTTGGATCAAATGTAAATGCTGCTGTATGCCTTGCAACACCCTTTGTTATTCTGACTCTGTCGACATATCCATAGAAATTGAAGTCAATTGAACTCGCCGCAGTGTCATATCCGATTATAAGCCCATCACTAGATGATGAACTCTGAGTTGTGATTGCAGTTGGGCCAGCAGCAGAGGCTCCAGACTTAAAGATATATGCAGTTCCGGTAGATACAGAGAACTCGTAGTGACTCCAAGTGTTCAATGCAGCAGCACCTGATGTATAAAGTCCACCAGAACCATTCGGGACGACTATTCCTATTTGCCCGACGTCGTTAAATTGGATTGTCAGAGCTGAGCCGCTACCGTTTTCACCAATCAGGTAAATCCTGCACCACTCTCCAGAGGTAGGGTATGCTAAGGGGTAGATTGAAAACTCAATAGTGAACGTGTTTCCAAGGTTCCAATCGGCAGAGGCTGCAAATGTAATTCTGTCACCACTTCCGTCAAAATAACAACTTCTACCTCCAGTGAAATACTGTGTTGAACTTATGGTGGTACTGCCGACTATTGTCGGCGTGTGTGACTTCAAATCGAGTATCCCGGCAGCATCCATTGGCATGGAGAGTACTACCTGACTCCAGTTTGCATCGAATCTTATAGCTCCGAAATTGCCACTAGCCGGATAGCCCTTACCTACAACAGATGACATCTGATATACTCGGGCGTAAATCTCTGCCTGATAGCTTCCAAAGTCAGTTGTTTGTTGGGCAAGTGTATAAGTGCATGATTGTGCTGTTGTCGTTATTGTTCTTTTAAGCGTTGCGTATCCACTGTCTGCGAAGATGTCAACTTCATAGGCCTCAGTTGTTTCTCCAACTCCAGCGTCGACTCTGTCACGCCACTCACCATCAGTGCGACTTCTCCGTATCCATGCAAAGTCCCAGTTACTGGTCGTAGGCCAGAAGTGCGCCTTAAATTGTACAGGTGATAGGCACTCCAGGTTCACTGCGTTGTATGTAAAGTCATAATCAGTGTCACTGCTGATGTCACTGCCATCAGTAATACCACGATAAGCACGAGACAGCCCTATACTGGAGGTGCTCATGCCAATAGCAGTCACATAACTCTCATCAAGCAGTACGAGCATGTCCCCTGCTTGATGAAGGCCCATGGTCCATTCTGTGCCCTTTGCCCCACGAATCATATCGCTGCATGTGTATATAGTTCCAGATACAAGTGTGCAAATCTGGATGCCTACTATCTCCCAGCGACCGTGAGCCCCATACGCAAAATAGTTTGAGCCATTTAAGACAGCTATGTCGGTTACACTGGACAGCGTGCCACTTAACATGCTCACAGTAAGTGAGCTAGACTTGTCCCATACTCTGCTGTCGACAACGCCAATACTATTGGAGACAATTCCTAGTGTGCCACCGGGAGCAGCAAAAGCCTGAATATCGGTCCACGTGCTGCCGGCGTCATCAGTCCTAAACAGAATACCCGCTGTCCATGATGAGTTTTGACCATACATTGCACACAGAAAAGCAGGGTCTGCCAGTGCTGTATGTACGTAAGGTATGTCGAGCAGAACATAGAAAGACAGGCTTGGACCTGCAATAGTCGTTGGCCCTGATACCACTGGGCTAGCTGCCACGGCGGCAGGTGTGTAAATGCTGTCAAGGTTATATCTTGCCTGACACTCAACAATACCTTCGCTAGTGTTATTGACACTTGTCAGCCTCAACGACACGTTTCCTTCTGGAGTCTCCAGAGTGACTACGTCGGCCGGCTCTAACTGGTTATAAGTCGGAGGCAGATTGAATGAAACTTCATGCCTCTCCAGCCAGTACAGGTACAACAGCGTTTCAGACATGCCAGCAGCTTCACTATCTGTCAATACTACTGGAACATCTATGACTCTGAGGTTAACAGAATTTACAGTAGTGCGCTCTGAGTACTGCTCACCAACCTCGTAGTCTCTGCCGTAGTCTAGGTACTTGATAGTGACATTTGTTGGAAGCTGTACATCTGTCTCTCTTGATGTAGTTATAGATACACCTGGACTAGACGAGGCACTTCTGGCGTCTAAGTCGTCATCTGGAATGGTTACAACTGAGCCACTACCCCTGACCTTAAACTGGATTTTGTATCCGTGCTGAACAACGTCAAACGGCCATACACCCTGTAGTGGTTCTATAGCTGATCTAATGGCGCCAATACTTCCAATCCTGTAGCCTTTTACCTGCTGTGTTAATCCTGTAACGTCTATGTCGCCGGCAGCCAACAAGCCTGACTGCAACGCCTCTGACGATACTATGTTACTAAGTGAAGGAGTAGAGACAACTACTTTATACGGCTGGATGATCGCGCTTAATCCAGTACCGCCACGTACTGCAACAAATACAGCACCGCCCCAAACTAAACCGTTCCACGCATTTACTGAGCCGCCTGGAAATGGTTTAATTTCCCACGTGACACCGTCGGCAGATACGCAGTAATCACCATAACTTGTTGCGCATAGCACTGATCCGTCAGACGCAACAACAGTTCCGTAGCCAGGGAAATTACTAGCGTTGTATGTCCAGTTTATGCCATCATCTGAGGTATACGTTCCAGCATAGTTATTTGAGGTTATACAAAACCTTGGTCCCAAAGTGCCAATTGCAGTCCAGTTATTCCCTACGGGCTGCACACCACTTGCCCAGCTTCCATCAAGTCCAGTTTCCGAATAACAGAAATCGCCAGTTCCACTTCCGGCAATTGCAACAAATACGTTGCCGTTCCACCCCAACCCCCTGTAACTCATATTGCCATAACCTAGCTGGTACATTGGTGCTGAACCCTGCGCCCAGCTTTTGCCAGTGGTTGACGTAAAGAACGGGCCGCTGTCCGTAGCTATTAAGAATATCTCACCATTCCACACAATATCTGTGCAGTAATGGTTTGCTGGCATTGTTCTTTCTACCCAAGTAATTCCGTTATCTTCAGATGTACAGGTAGAGCCATAACCGCAAGCGATTATTATTTTGCTGTTTGAGCCTATTGCCAACCAAGCATCTGTTTTTGGCAAGACCCGTTCTGTCCACGTTACTCCGTCGTATGATGTCGAGCAGATATTGCTCGATGATGCGTTTAAAGCGCAATAAACTGCACCGTTATAGGTAAGTGGCCCCCAATTCCTGTCGCTTATAGATGTCTGTGTAACTGCATAATTTGATATAGTTCCGTTGCAAACTACTTCTACTTTAACCTGAGCACCGGCAAGGCTGTTGCCGTATTTTGCTAACGCCAAGTCGTAGAAAACAATATAAGCCACGCCTCTATACGCTGAGGCATTCACACCAAGTGCCGCACTTATGCGCGGGTCTGGGTTTTGGGTATTGCTTCCCAGGTATACTTCAAAGCCCTCAGCCGCCGCATTAGACGCAGCAATTGTGCCCATGTCTGACGATCCGGCATCGTACCAAAGATCAGGGCCTATCCAGATTCTCTTAACACCGACAATTGGTCCGCCTAAAGACTTTGTATCAGCCAGTCCTACAGCAAATGTAGCTGAATAAGTAAATGTCTTTGTAGTTGTTTTTGACCCGCCACCTTTACCTCCTGATTTCTTCTTAGTGACTGTTTCTTTTATTTTGTTGTTTTCTAGCCAGAACACATTCCCAAGTACTGGTACAGTCCCATAGACACGTGGAACAGTGGCGCCGTAAGTGCTAGTCTGAATTGTTAGGTCTTCTAGGCGAGGACCAATTACAGTAGGACCTTTTGGTGGGTCTAGCGCACCGCCGAGCATCATTCCCAGTTGAGCACCCAGCATTGGGGAGCCAACAAATGCTCCAGCTACGGCACCGACTACACCACCAACTATTTGACCAGCACTACTCATGGTGTCACTCCGTTGAACCTATAGCCGTGTACAACTCTGTTCCACCACTTCTTATCCATGGGGTGATTGACGCACTTGCCAACAGCCTCATAGGCGTGAATGACTTCGTCGTGACCCATGACAGCTATATGCTGTGGTTCGCCCAAAAATCTCATCAGCATAATGTCACCGGGCTGAACATTGCCCTTGCTTACCCGAGTGAAGAATTGCTGCGCGTCTAGTCTAGCTTGAAGCAGGCCATTGAGTGGGGTTCTGCCATAGCCAACAAAGTCTTCGGCATCTAGGCCGACTCTGTTGCACACGTGAATGGCCACGCCAGCACAATCAAGGGCTATTCCCAATAGCCTACCTTGGTGCATAAATGGAGTGCCAACGCACTCCAGTGCTGCGTCAATGATGTCGTCTTGGGTCATTACCCGCCCTGACCGCGTTGTGCATAAGTTGAGCCGGTCGGTATATGCTCGAACCCACCAAAGTTCAGTATGTTGGAATATGTAGTTGAACCGTTCCACCTAGCTTTGCAGTCAGACGACCGCTTTCTACATCCACGAATCATAACGTATTCATCACCATTGGCCGGCATGTAGTAAAAGGCCTCATGCGTTACAATAGTTCCGCCGGCTGTAAAAGACTTGATCTCCATCGGCTTTAAGCCAGCATTGAGCCCCGTTGTAAACTGTATCGTTCCGGCACCGAATATGTCGTTGCCCTCTGCCCTTGTATTGTCAACGAACTGCCTAGCCGATGAGACTGAAGTAAGTGCCCCAGTAACTCTATTTGCAGCCAGAGACACACCACACCCAGCGTACTCAGTGCCGCAGAAAGTCTTTGGGCATTGAACAGAGTAGGTTGTACCTACTGTCTGGTTCAGCACGTCTATCAGTGAAGTGCCGCTGATTGTATACTTGTCATCCAGTATTGTCGTCTTACCAAAGATGCCGGCTGTGACTGGTTCTTGATCTTCAACTGGGGTTACCCACGAGGTTGCAAAACAGTAGCATCTAGCACCGTCAAATACGCCGCTGGCTACAGTAGCTCTGCTAATGCCAGCTAAACCGACAATGCCCTCAATGTCTATGTTGGCCGGAGTAAATCCCGCAGGCGCGCTGTTGCCTGTGAACTCATAACCAGAGGCCGATAGGTACGTGTTGGCCCCCATGACTAGGTCGGTAACATGGCTGGTTAAGTACACGTTGGCGTGTGCCTTCGGCTCTATGCGCATACACATGACACGATAACGGTAATCAGCTACGGCTGCTTTCATGGGTTAATCAACTCAATCAAGTCTATGCCACCACAGTCACGAACGCTGGGAGACATGGATGTTACATCAATCTTACTGTTGAAGCGGCACGGAATATCAAAGTAACAGCCACCAGTAATTACTTCTCCAGTCTGTGGCTCAGTATTGACTGTGCCGCCACTACTGTAGGTTGTATAACTCGCGCTGTTTATGTTTACTGTAACTAGGTCGCCAGCCACATTAGTAACATTGGCGCGCTGGTTATTCATCTCTGTCATACCGGATGGTATACCTGTTATTCTTATAGACCTTCCAGTAACCAACGTATGCCCTGGGATAGTCAGTACAGCCTGAGCAGCCTTAGTTATGTTAGTGATTGACCAAGTGCTATTGGCCAAGAATGTGACACGTCCAGTTGTTGTATCTACAGTCCAATTAGTACTGTTGACTGCCAAAGAGTCAATAGCCACAACAGTACTGTTGGCTACAGGCTTATAGATGTTCCTATACGCAAGTCCTATGCCAATCGGTGTACCCCCAGAGCCATAGCCATTAACTAGCTGATACACTCTAGTAGACAACTTTGGCATGACCCAGTCTGTTGCTGTTGGCGCGTCAACGTGATTCTTTGTGCTGTAGTCATCTTCACACTTGACACGAAAGCCAGCGTACATACCATAGACTCTACTGTACAACTCCAAAACGCCCTGAAGCAGGTCGTCTTTCATCATCGTGAAGTTGACGTTAAAGCTGCGAACCGGGAACGGATGGATCAGCCTCCGGTATTCTTTACCGGATGACGTGGTCACTATCTGAACAGCGAACTCGTCATTGTAGGATGCGCCCATTCTGACGTTGACTGGCAGCCGCCCCTCATGAAACTCAGCCATACCTGCGTGCTCCGTTAAGTGCTGACAAGGCTTCTCGCGCCCCCTGGCCAGCGGCCCTTCTCACATCCGGTGCGTTGGTGCCATTGACATTAACCGTGATGCTGATTGGCCTTCCGCTTCCACCCTGCGATTTTACACCCAAACGACCGGCAGTATCCCGAGCTAAAGGCATTACTGCTTCAGGACCAGCCTCGGCAAAGACACCCCCTTTGGCAAACTTGTGGACATTGGCATAAGCAAAACTCTGTGGGCTGGTCTGGACCGTGTTGACATAGGAGTGCAGCGACGGGGAACCAGAGAAGACGCCGCCTTTGGCCCAAGGTGCAGTGGCTGTCCCAATGATATTGGGGAGGTCTAGACCACCAGAAATGCTGCCACCGCCGCCAAACATCCCGAGTATGCTGCCGATGATGCCACCAAAACCTCCACTGGACCGGCCTCCACTGTCCATCGCCTTTGCAATAAGGGCCTTTGCTTCGATCTTTGCTATTTGAGCAATAATGTCAGTTGCAAACTTGGCAAAGTTTAGCTTCCCTGTAGTCAGAAACTCGTCAAGGGCTGATTCCATTGAGCCAGTGAATAGAGCGAAAGTGTCTGCGGCCCTCTTGCTCTCGCTGGTAGCTGCGTCAGCGTATTCTTTGTAGGCCTTTTTCCAGCCAGCGACATAAGATTGCTGATAGTCTTCATCCTCCTGCTTAGCCGCTGCACGAGCTGCAATAGCAGCACGCTCCGCAGCTTCTTGCTCTGGTGTAACCTGTTGACGAGCAGCCCTTACATTAAGGTCTTCCTCCTGACGCAGCCGCTCACGTTCAATACGAAGGGCTGAAACCTGCGTTGCTGTCAAATCCAGTGCATCGCGCTCAAACTTAAGGTCGTCTATGTACCTCGTGGTAGATAGCCCGAGGTCTTCTATTGCTGTCTTGTCAGCAGTAAGAGCTTTTGTAACGTCAAGTATTACAGCCTTCTCCTGCTTCTTCAGCTTGACTGCGTTTTCGTCTAGGTCGTTTTTGAACTTAGCAATAAGGACTTCGTCCTTTGATAACTTAGCAGCAGCTAGTGATGCCTCAATCAAAGCCTGTTCAGCAACTAGAGACTCTTTAGTAGCAGCGTTCTTCTTTTCAGTAGCTACAGTTGAGCTGATAGTTTGCCCGGCTAATTCGATCTCAACATCAAGTAGCTCCATACTAAGTTTAATCTGCTCCTGCTTAATGGCAGAAGCTAAGTTATCTTCGGCAATCTTCCTGAAGTCTTTATTTGGTTTAGCTGCACCAGACTTGGCTGCTTTTGGGAAAGGCCCAAGAATTTCAGACGCCTTTCTAGTTGCCGGCTTACCATCTATGGCTGCCTTTAGGTCTGTAGAGGCACCTTGAGCCTTGTACTTTTCCTTTTCAAGTCCAGCTACAACCTCACCCCACTTGGCTACAGAGGCTCTGGCGTCAGATAGTGCAGTGCCTGTCTGCCTACCCTCAACCCTTAAAGAGAGCAACTTCTCAGCTTTGTCCAACTCCTCTTGGGCCTCACCGAGATCACCTACACCGTACTTCTCTCTGCGCTGAACCTTGGCTAGTGCACTCTCTGCTCTCCTGGCCGCATCGTAGGCTTGGTCACCAGCCCTAGTTGCTGTATTGCCCCAGATCATCCACGCAGTGGCACCGGCGGCGAGTCCTCCGGCTATTATTGTGAGTGGCGTTGGGATAGCCATTAAAAGCGACGGTAGTCCTGCTACCACACTCTTCATTGTACCCATCACACCAATAGCCGGCCCCATTATGCCGCTGGCGGCTTGCATACTGGTAGCAAATGTAGTTACAGCAGCAGCAGTTGCTGTCCATACAGCACTGCCTATCATAGCGGCCTTATACACCACCCATGCCTGCGCCAGCGTTATAAGTGCTGGAGCCATCTCTACAAGGACACTGGTAAGTGTGGCGACTCCGCTGACTATTGCTTTTAGACCAGACACAAAAGCAGGATCAGAGAATAACTCCTTTAGATTGTCAGCTAAATTGCTGAACACAGGTTCCATCTCCTGAAAAGCAGTTATTAACTGCGATTTCATTGTATTAACAGCTTGTGCCCACTTGCCTTTTGCTGTGTTCTCCAACTCATTGGCCACAGTATCCATGAAGCCTTCAGAGTTTTTGATGGAGTCCCTAAGTTTCTCCCACTCTTCTCTAGTAAGCGAAAGCATTGCTACAGCTTCTTTACCACCGCGCTCACCGAACAGCCTTTGAAGAATTTGCGTCTGATCCCCTTTACTGAAGTCGTCAAGTTTGCCCTTCAGATCATAGATCACATCTGCAAACGGCTTCAGGTTACCCTGCGCATCTTGGGTTTCTATGCCGAGTTTCTTTATAGCTGCTGCTGCCGCAGGTACAGGTGCATATAGCTCTTTTAGCATATTCCTAAAAGCCGTGCCTCCTGATGTACCCGTAATGTTTACTTTAGCCAACAACGTCAAGGCTGTGGCTGTGTCCTCCATTGATGCACCGTACTGCTCGCCAACAACAGACGCTGTCTTCATAGCCTCTGTCATACCTTGAACAGAAGTTTGGGATAGAGCAGCAGCTTTAGCGAATACATCACCTACATGCTCTGAATCGGCAACAGTAAGATTAAAGGCGTTCATCACGCCGGTTAACGTAACTGCAGCTTGCTCCATCTCCATCTCACCAACAGTGGCAAGATTAAGGGCGTTAGGCATAGCTTCGAGTGCCTGTGCTGCTGTCAAACCCGCCTGGGCAAGTATCCTGTACCCAGATGCTATCTCAGACGGACCCCTAAGCCCCTCTGAACCGAGCCTCTTTGCAGACTCACTCAACTTATTGACAGCTTCGGCTGATTCACCACCAAGGGCTTTAACAAAAGTAAGTTGATACTCAAACTCTGAGCCAGCAACAGCAGCCTGCTTAAAAGCTGCCCCGAGTGCAGCACCGGCAAGTAGTGGGGCAAGCTGGCCGTATGTGATCCACAGTGCACCAAGCGAACCCGCCAAGCCCCTAGCTACCGTGTGCCCCTCATTGGCTACCTTGTTCCAGTTGACTTGAGCGGTAGCGCTTTCCTTAGTGGATGCGGCCAGAGACTTATGTGAAGAGTCTAAACCCTTAATAGCCGCCGATGATACAGTAGCTGGACCGGCAGTCTCTACTGTATTCATAAGTGAGTTGTAGTTAGACACAGTCTTACCAGCACCTGTGTCCGCCCTTTGTTGGCCGAGTCTTTGAGCATTGGCCGTATAGGCGGCTTTGGCCGCCGCTGTGTTTTCTCTAGTAGCCTGAGCTAACCTCTTCTCAGCTTCCGCTGCCAGTGTA